AGATGGCGAACACCCTCATGGCTTACAGGACAGGCATCTTGGCATGGCATGACTGCCACATATCAACTGGCAAGGTGGAGGGTATCAACAACAAAATCAAAGTGATGAAAAGAACGGCATACGGATTTAGAGATGACGGCTATTTCACGCTGAAACTTTATGCCCTACACGACTGCCGCATCACTCGAAATGTCGGATGAACCCTTTTTTATGCGTCGTATGTAGGCGAGAATGATGGAAAGAATGCGGCATATATGAAGCCACGACACGTGGCGGTTGAAACTGCGACCCGTCCCAACCGGAATTACGACCCGTCCCAATTTTTGCTGCGACCCGTCCCGGTTTTGATTACGACACGTCCTAATTCCAGCCGCGACACGTCGTTTTGTGAACAAGCATTACAAGGAGCTTGACCGCATACTGACATACGGCAAGACACAGACCAACAGGAAAGGGAGGATAAGATGCCTCCTGAACGAGCGGCTGACACTCACACCTGCCGACCTCCTCGACATATTCGAGAGTCATGGCATCGCACGCAAGAAACTGAAGAGCGAGCTGCAACTATTCATGCAGGGGGAGCGCAATGTGGAGAAATACCGCGATGCTGGTATATATTGGTGGGATTATTGCGGTTCCATACTGGTAAACAGCTATCCTACCTACTTCGAGAAACTGCCACCGCTCATTGAAAAGATAAACAGGGAGAAACGCACGAGCAAGAATTATGTATTGTTCCTTGGCGCAACTGGTGCAGAAAGCAATCAAGCCCCATGCCTCAGTCTCGTGCAGTTTCAAATCGAACAGGGCGAACTGGTGCTGTCGGCATACCGGCGCAGCAGTGACGCCAACCTCGGACTACCAGCAGACATCTACCATCTCTATCTTATGGCACGACAAATAGAGCTGCCTTTGAAGTCCATCACGCTCAACCTTGACAACGTGCATATCTACGAGAGCAACATCGAGCGGACAAAGGAACTGCTCAACGGAAATGAGAACGTAAAATTCGAGTTGAACGTATGAGTAAAATGTACATGTCAGCTCCACTGCCTTTCGTAGGGCGGAAGCGTATGTTTGCCAAGGAATTTATTAAAGTGCTGCAACAGTACCCTGCTAATACCGTATTCGTTGACCTCTTCGGAGGGTCGGGGTTGCTGTCGCACATCGCCAAGCGTTGCAAGCCGAATGCCACCGTTGTTTATAACGACTTCGACAACTACCGCCGCAGATTGGAACACATTCCACAAACAAACCGTCTTATTGCCGAGCTTCGTAGTATGGTCGGCGATGCGGTGCCACGACACAAGCCCATCACAGGCGAACTGCGTGAGCGTATCTTCAACCGCATTCTTCAGGATGAACGTGAGGTCGGGTTCGTTGATTTCATAACACTCTCTTCATCTCTTATGTTCTCTATGAAGTACAAGCTGAGTGTGGCGGAAATGCGGAAAGAAGTCCTTTATAACAACATTCGAAAGGCGGACTATCCACCTTGCAATGAATATCTCGAAGGACTGGAAGTCACGTCTTGCGATTACAAGGTGTTGTTCAATCGTTATAAGGACATTCCCAATGTGGTTTTCTTAGTTGACCCGCCATATTTGTCCACAGAGGTAGGGACTTATACCATGTACTGGAAAATGTCTGATTACCTCGATGTACTGTCCGTATTGGTAGGACACCCATTCGTTTATTTCACGTCCAACAAATCCTCAATCATTGAACTCTGTGAATGGATGGGACGGAACAAAGATGTCGGCAACCCATTCGATGGCTGCACTTGTGTGAAGTTCAATGCCCACATGAACTACAATGCGTCATACACAGACATGATGCTCTTCAAGAATCGCGCCGCATAACGCCGTTCAATTGCCCATATTCAACACGAAAAGCCTCCAGCGGCAACTTGTCCACTGGAGGCTTTCCTGTTTAACACGGTTCGTTTCTCTCGATTATGTCGTTTCTCTCGACTTCTCTCGAAAACTCATTCCAATCGCTTTATCGCCACACACTGGTAAACTTCCACACTCTCCACTATCTCCTCGTGGTTGTGGTTCGTGTCGCTCTCCACCAAGTCCAACTGCAGGAAGGTCTCGCCGTCTGTGCACGTCAACGCCTTGTGTATCGCCTCCGGAAGGTCGAACACACTCAGCTCCGTGCCTTCCAACGCTCCTTCCACCCAGTCCGTCACGATGTGCAGCTTCACCAGCGGCTCCGCACGGTAATGCACACCGTGCACTATCGCCTCCCAACGTATCGGGCAGAACTCCACAAACACCGCAGGGCGCGCCCAGTCCGTCTCCTGCTCGATGTAGGCCACGTTCTGGTTCCACAGGTCTATGTGCTTTATCTCCGCAATCTCGCCCAGCTTCCGGCAGATCACGTTGTACAGCTCTTTTCTCATCGATTCCATAATTTTCGGTATTTAATGTTGTCGCTTATTCCTTTATCCTGAATTCGTAATGCTCGAAGTATTCGCCGAGGTTCTCTTCCACTATCTTCCGCACGGCGGCCTCCACCTCCGGCGACGTGCCCAGGAACTTGCGCTTCGGTATCCGTATCACGCTGCCCACCTTCTTCAAGGCCATCCAACGCCAGAACTCCGCCTCAGGCGACAGACGCATCTTCGCCGTCCATGCGTAGAAGCCGCCGTCGCTCAGCGTCCGACGCTTCCCCGTCTTCTTGCGCACGAAGCCGCCCTGCGTCTCGTAGAACTTGTGACGGAACCAGCGCTTCATCTTCTCCGTCACCACTATCTCGCCGCCCGCGTTGTGTATCGCGGCATACGGCAGGTCGGTGTAGAACGTGATGCTCGTCGCCGTCGTCTTGCTCCGTATGCTCCGCCGCAGGTCGCCCGTGTCAACCAGCGTCGCGCCGCCCTTGCGAAGCGGACCCTTCCGCCGGGCCCAAGCCTCGCTGAAGAACGCCTGACGCTCGAAGTTCTGGTCGAACTCGTCCGACATCTCCACGCGGATGTCGTTCAATATCCGCCTAATCAGCGCGCCTAAATCCTTGCCCATCGTCCGTGTCGCTGTAGTCCTCGTCCTTGAAGAGCAAAAGCTGGCGGGTCGCCTCGTCTGCTATGTGGTTCTCCGGCTCGGCGTCGGCGTTGAGTATGTTGTAGAACGTGCGCTCCGAGATGCCATAGACCGGGTAGATGTACCGCCGCCATATCTCGCGGTTCGACACACCCCGACGCGCCTCGCGGTCGTACACCCTGTTGATGTCCTCCACGCGCTTCTGGTAACTCACCCCCCGTCGCTTCTCCATTCGTTCCTATCGTACCTTGGGTTTATAGGGCCTGATCTCAAGTTCCGTCTCCGCGCTCACCGTCACACGCCCGCTGCCCTCGCACTGGGGGCAGACGCAGGTCTCCGGGAGCGGCGACGCCCCCGTCGCCGTCCACTTCTTGAACACTCGGAGGACGCCATTGCGCTCTTTCTCCACCACGCCGGTGCCGTGGCACATCCTGCACAGCGACACCTTCGCGGCTTTGCTCACGTGCTGCTTCATACCGCGTCCTCCTTCTTGGGTTCCACGTAGAAGGTCTCATCCTGCGCCACCGTGATGCCGCACTTCGCCATCGCCGCGCCCATCGGCATCGCCACGTCCTCGCCGTCCGTCACGATGACGCGCTCCGCGTCCCTGTCGGCCAGCAGCTTGTCCTTCGCTATCTCCTCCGTCTGCCGCGTGTAGCCCGGCAGGAATGCCTTCACCAACTGCAACGCGCTCGCCCACGTGAAGCCCTTCAGCGTCTTCAGCTTCGGCGTGCCGGTGCGGAAGCCTATCACGCCGTGCGCCATCTCCAGGCTCTTCTTCTTCGCGAACAGCTCGGCTTGGTTCTCCGTGGCGTAGGCCTGCAGCGTGTCGAAGGCGGTGTCCCGCTCCGCCTCCAGCTCGCTCAGCTTGTTTGCCCACTTCTCGCGGATCTTCGCGCACTGCAACTCTATGTCCGCCGTGATCTTGCCCATCTGGGCGTCCGCCTTCGCGTACTGTGCGAACGCCTCGTCGGCGGCCTCTCGCGTCACGCCGCTGATGATTGTCTTCTTTGTCCTTTTTGCCATTGTCATTTTGTTTTTTAATGGGTTGTTGTATCTTGATTTTAATCCTTCATCACGTGTCAGCATTCCGCCGACGTGTTGAACGTGCAGGCCACCACCCCGCCGGGAACGCCCACGCCCTCGCCCCCGGCAATCCCGCCCCCGGCAAGACCGCCCTTCCGCTTGATGGCGCGCAGCTTCCTCTCCAACGCCTCCAGCTCCTCAAGGCGGATGCGCCGGAACGCCTTCCCCGCTATCCTCGGATGCAGGCAGAACCCGTCCACTCGCGACCAGTCGCTCGTGTCAACGCCTATCTGCTGCATCAAGCGTAGGCAGCAACTCCGCTCCTTCCTCAGCTCGTCCTTGTAGCCGCTCATCCGCTCCAACGCCGCGCAGCAGTTGTCGTACTCCTCACGGGTCATCTCGCTCACGTGCTCCGTGCGCTCCAGCGTGTATTGCCACACCACGCTCTTCTTCAGGTCCTCGCGGTCGCCAGCGTACTTGATGCGGCCCAACGCGGCGTAAAACCGCGCGTAATTATTCACTTCCTGTGCCATAGCTCCTTGTTTTTTTATTCTTCACTTCTTATTCTTCAGCCCCCTGCGGTCTCCACTCTATCGTTATCACAGCGTCAATCTCGCCGCTGCCCTTGCACACCGGGCATTTCTTGAACACCCATTCGCCGGGCAGCTCCGGGTCTTCGCCCGTCACCTCGCCCTGGCCGTGGCAGTAGTTGCACACATGGCCGGGACTCACCAGCCGCTCCACCAAGCCGTAGCGCGGCACTCTCTCAACGTTCGGCGAGTCAAGCTCTATGCTCACCTTGCGCCTGCTTCCCTTAATCTCCATCATGGTTTCTTATAGTTTTTATTGTCCTTAAAATCCCTGTCCTCCCTCCCTTTCGGGGAGGGGCGGGGTGGGGCTTATATGTTGTTGCTTGTCTGTATCACTCCCGCGTCCCACACCGTGTAGTAGCTGCCCGCGTCCTGTATCGACCGCCCTTGGCAGTATGCCTTGTAGCCGCTCACCCATATCTTCATGTCGCAGATGTAGCGCAGCTTCATCGCGCCGCCGCCCATCGGCTGGCCCTTCTTCTCCTGCGCTATCCAGATGAAGCACTTCCGCGGGAACATGCCCATCAGATCCTCCGCTTGCTTATAGTTCCACTCGGCCACGTTGAACGAATCGACCACCACGAACTTCGGGCTTTTCGGCCTCTTCAGCCGCTCCACCACCTCATCGTAGCTGTCACCCGTCACCACCCGGAAACTGCCCTGCACCTCGCTCATGTGCAGGTAGCCCATGCGCCGCTGGAAACTCTGGTTCACCTTCTCCTCGTAGCTCAGGTACAGCACCACCCCATAATGGCACAGCTCCTTCGCCAGCTGCATCACGAAGCTGCTCTTGCCGCTCGCGCTCCTGCCGCAGATGAACCACGAGGCGGTCTCGGCGGGGTAGCCGAACGGCTCGCTCCACTTCTCGCCCCAGTCCAGCGTCTTCCACTTCTTCGCGGCGATGTCCCTCGGGTTCAGCGCGCGCGGCAGCTTCGCACGCTTCGCCTCACGCGCCTCTATCTGCCCACGCGCCTCGCGCAACGCCACTTGCAGCTCCGCTATCTGCTGGCTCTGCTCCGCCACCACCTGTGCCAAGTCTTTCATAGCCCGCCCAGTTTCAGTTTCTCTATCTCAGTATATACCCTCCGCAGACCGCCGCCCGTCTTCCGCACTATCTGCGCGATGTCGGCACCTTCCGGCGCGTTCACCTTCGCCACCACGCACGCCTGGTCACGCAGGAACGCCTCGCGCTCCTTGCCATCGTCGGGCGTCACCTTCGAGTACCTGTCGCCGTAACGGCTCAGCATCTCCGTGAACCCCACCTGCCGCCGCTCTATGCTCCGCTCTATCCGAGCCTTCAAGCCGTCCGCGCCCATCATGTACCACGCGCAGCACCTCTCCGTGGCGTTCCACAGGGCTTTCAACTCCAGGAAGGCCTCGTTCTGCAGGTCGCCCGCCTCGTCCAATATGATAAGCGGCTGCTCGATGGAGCGCAGGTAGTAGGTCAGGTCTTCGTAGATGTCCCTGTACCACCCCTTGTCGCCAACGCCGAACTCGTGCGCTATCTTCTTCACAAGCTGCGTCTTCGTCTTCACCTGAGAGCAGTCTATATACACGGCGTTCCTGTGGCCCTGCACATACCAACGCGCCGTGAACGTCTTCCCGATGTTCGGGATGTCGCACAGTATCGCGCTCAACCCCGACTGCTGGCAGAACTCCAGCTGCTTCGACACGAAGTCGAACGTGGCGGTCTTCGCCGCCTTCCACTCTATGCCCTCTCGCAGGCTCACGCCAAGCCTGCGGGCGATGCTTATCCAGTTCGCGTCGCTCAGCACCCGCTCCGTCTGCCCGTTCTTCACCGAGCTGTAAACGCTCGTAGTGATGCCCAGGCTCGCCGCGTGCTTCGCGTCGCTCGGATAGTTCCGGCGGTTCTCTGCTATCGCCGCCAGAATCTTCTTCTTTTGAGCTTCTGTAATCATAGTCTTATGCTCTTTTATTGTTGTTAGAATGTAATTATATCGTAGTTCTAATTCAAAACTCAAAAATCGTAATTCTAAAGGCTTTCCAACGGGTCGTTCACACTGTAACTGACCTCCTCGGACAATGGCGGCAGCGCAGCCACCTCCGGCGGCTCTCCCTCCCCTTCGGGCGAGGGTCGGGGTGGGGCTGCTATCCCCACTCTCTTGATGGCGTTGTCCTTCACGTATTTCCCGAACTGCGCCACCTTCTTCTGCTGCGCCACGAACTTCGCCTCGTCTTCCGGCGTCTGCTCGGCCATCACCCTGTTGTAGGTCTCCACCTTCTCCACCTTGTCTATGTAACGCTCGCCCTGGAACAGGTACACCTCCGCAGCCCGTCCTTCTTCATCGGGCAGGTAGTAGGCTTCCACCTTCATGTTGTTCGGCTCCAGTCGCTCCAATACCTTCGTGTCGCTCAGCCACCAGTCCTCGTAGCACACCCGCACGGTGGAGTTCCTCCGTATCGAGGTGGCCACCTTCTCGCCGATGTAGCGGCTCAGCGTCCGCTTGTCCATCGGGCGCAGCGTCGGGTTCACCCTCGACACAAGCACGTCCCAGCGGGTCATGCCCTTGAACTTCTTCTGGTCGGGGTGCGGGCGGTGGTTCCACTCCCAGTTGTCGGCCTTGTCATCGGCCACAAGCTGCTCGTATGTGTAGTACTCCGCGTCTTCCCACGTGTCGTTGGTCTCGTCGCTCACCTTCCTCGACTCCGTGCGCCACTTGCCCTTGCCGTAGAACCTGCCTATGCCCGTGTGGTTCTTGTGTATCACGCTCCGCTTCTTCGCGCCGTTCATCGGCTCGGCGTATTTCTCCTGCGAGTTCTGGGGGGCGCAGAACCGCACGAAGCTGAAAGCCACGCCGGCCTGCAGGAAGCCTTCCTTGTACTCCGTCATCAGGTGGTTCTCCACCTCTATGCCGGCGGGCATCCCCCAGCCGTGGCGCGCTATCAGCCGGAACATGTCCCGGAAGCACTCCACAACCAGCATCTGGTCTTTCTTCCGACCGTAGCTCGCCCCAATCACGCACTGGCTCACCACGTCGTAGGCGTAGTAGGCGTGAACCCTGAGCTTCGTGTCCTTCAGCTTCCGCGTCAAGTCCACGTCGTCCATCGTTATCTGGCTCAGGCTCCAGTCGCCGCCGTGCCTGTGCATGTGCGGCATCTGCTCGTGCATGAAGGTCGTGAAGCCGCTCAGCGCATGCTCTATCAGCACCTTGTTCTTCGGCTTGTTCAGGTAGTTCGCTATCGTGCTCTCGCTCAGCTCCCTCGGCTCGCCCTTCTTGTCCACGAAGTCGGAGGGGTCGAACAGCTCGCCAGTGTCGGGGTCGTAAACGTCAAGCTCGCCGCACACGAACGAGTTGTACATCTCCAGCACGTTGGTGTTGAACGGCTTGTTCGGCAGTATCGCGATGCCTAATATCAGACGCTCCGTCTTGTAGTCCACCTTCCGGGCGCACTGGTTGCCGAACTTCTCGCTTATCAACGCCGCGTAGCCACGCTGGCGGTAGTCGTTCACCTTCTTCCTGAAGCGCAGCGTGCTCGCAGGCAGGTCGTGGCCAAGCTCCTCCCGCAGCGTCTCTATCACCGCCACCATCTGGTCCCAGTTGTAGGTCTCGCCCATCAGCCGCTTCCGCATCTTCGCGTTCTCGAACAGCCTGATGCAGCAGTTCAGCACGCTCGCGTTCACCGAGTACTTCATCGCAAGCTCAGCCGTCGCCTTGTCGCTGTGGTGCCGGGCGGCCCAGTCGGTGTAGTAGGCCACCGCCCGCTGGTCCAGCTCGTAGTTGCCCATCACCCAGCCGCGCAGCAGCACCTCGCCGCCCTTGCCGTACTTCGCCTCCACCTTGTCCTTATACACGGTAGGAAGGCTCGTCACGGACACCAAGGCGTAACGACCCAGCCCCTTGCCGCTGCGAACCACGTCCATGCGGCCACGGGCCGCCATCTGCTTGTAGTTCGCCACCGTCATGATGCCGCCCTCCACAAGCTCGCGAGCCGAGACGCACAGTTGCTTACCGTAATACTCCATACCGTCACCAATCGTTATATCGCTATATCGTTATGCCGATCTCATCTCAGCCCGCCAGCCCATGCCTGCAGGCCGCCAAGCTCCGCTATCGTCAAGCCCGCGCCGCGCTTCACGCACTCGCCCTTGTGCAGCACCTCGTAGTAGCCGTCCGCCTTCTTCACTTCTATCAGCGCACCGTTAGGGAAATACTGGCGCATGTAGCCGTCGGCGTCGTGAAGCGTCTCCACCTCGGGACTCACAGCCATCACTGTGCCGCCGCGCTCCAGCGCACACTTCCTTATCTTCTTCGCCAACTCCGAACCGCCACGGCGGACATCGTAGTGCAAGGCGCACTGAACCATCTTCGGCGTTACGCCGAACACCTTCACGAGGAACGCCCTGTCCTCTTTCGTGACGTGAATGTACTTCTTCATCTTTCTTGCTTATTTTTAGTTGATTCTTATTATCTTTGTGGCCTATTCCTAAAAGAACACAGCATGGATACAGACTTGATTCTACTTAAAGCCCAGTTCGACGCGCTGCGCAATGTCTTCGCGGCTACCTTGCCGTCGCTCTTCAGCCGCGACAAAGCCCCCACAGACAAAGCGTGGTACGCAAAATTCTGCCTCTGGCGTTTCGAGCGAGAAAACCTCGCTCCATATAGCTCATTATCTCGGCCTGCCTCTCCTGAGACAGAACAGATTGATCGCCGACGCTTTCAATTACAAGTCCTGATGGATGTAGCCTATATCCAGGGACACCTTGAAGAATACGGCATAGCGCATCGAATCGCTCACCACGCTGCCGACTGCGCCCGCACAGTCTTTGGCCAATCCGATGGAACAGAAGCGTCCATGATTGCGCTGATTGATAAGTTGTAGTTCTCATAAACTCATTTATTTTAATTGGTCCAACTTCGTGGGGCGGCGGGAGTCGAACCCGCGCCACGCCGTGGCCGTCCCTGCGCCCCGCGTGTCTTCCCACGCCGCCAGCCCGTCTTTCCGGGCCGCCATCCAGGCTTTTTTCGCGGTTTCCTACACCGCCTCCTTTGTTATCCTACGCAACCTATTCGCCTTGATGTCTTGCCGTCTCTCCCTCCCTTCGGGGGAGGGCTGGGGAGGGGCTTCTACCCCTTTATCCTCCGCGCCGCCTCCTTGCAGGCCGACCACCACACGCACGCGCCCACCGCCGCGCCCACTGCCAGCACGCAGCCTATCCCAACATGCCCGTCCGCCATCGCCCTTACGGCGTTGAAGCCGAACAGCCCGCCGCACCACAGGCACATCACCCAAATGCTCGCCAGCCATGCGTTCGACTCCTCGCGCAGCCAGCCCCTTTCTTCCATTCCCTTTTCCATAACTTTAGTCATTTTAATTAGTCTTTCTCGGCCTTTTTTAGTAACTTTGGCCGCTCGTTCCAACAGGAACACGGTGCAAAGATACAGTTTTCTGTACACACAACAAAATTTTTGAGGAGAAAAATTCAATATTCTGTACCTATGAGTGCAAAAAATGAGATTTCAGCTCGTTTCATAGAAGCATTTGAGGCACTTCTTGCAAACGGTTATGTAAGCGACAAACGTGATTTTGCCGCAAAACTTGGTATAAGTGCCTCAATGGTTACAGAAATCTCCAAAGGGAGAAGCAGTGTAGGCACTCTATCGGTACAGAATATTGTATCTCAATTCAATATTAATGCTGATTGGCTGCTGACGGGTAGGGGAGAGATGCTCGCTGATGGAGCGCCACCTGTGTCCGCCGCGCCACAGCCAGCGGCGGCAGACCAGCAGCCCGCGCCGCTCATCAGCAGCCTCCTCGCCACCATCCGCGAGCAGGCCACCGAGATAGGACGGCTCCAAGAGCGCATACGCCAGCAGGAACGAGACTTGGAAAGGCTTGCGTCGGATGCCCGCACTTCCGATATTGCCGGTGCAGGGTAGGGTGGCTCTTCATGCGCCTCGAATAGCCCTCTAACGCCGTCCTAACCGCCTCCTGTCGCCCTCCCGTCGCACCCAAGCGTCCCCTCATCGCCCCTCCGCAGGGTTCACCCCCTCCCTCGCAGCCACCAAAACAGCCGCCACCCGCCCGAAAAGCCCCTTAAAACCGCCATTTCCCACTATATATAGTCGCTCCTTATTAAACGAATTCAAGCATCAGGATGGACTGTTTGGAGGCTAAAAGCTGTTTGGCCATGCTGTCGGCCAAGGTGCGAATTAGACACAAAAGAGCTTGGAGAAGCTCCTTCATCA